CATGGAACATTCTATTGTCCAAGATATCTATACCTTTGACGGTGATCCCGCTTCAACCTTGAAGGTTGGTAGCGGTTTCACCGGTCACCCTCCTCCGGTGGTGTTAACTTCCGAAAGGAAGTTAAGGAGGAAGGCGACACCCTTTGGGTTCGGCGTAGATCTGAGTGCCTTGTCGGGCACCCAGAAAGCCATTATCGCCGCCCTTGGCGTAAGCCATGGGCGTCGATAGATGAGCTACCCTGCGTAAACGTCAACAGGGGCTCATGACCTGAGCCCTAGGAGTGATGCCTATGTCTTTCACCGATCCGCAGTCCATTACCATTAGCGCGGTGACAACACCGCTTCCGCGTACTTTTGCGGAAGGGGCAGAGTCAGCGTATGCGTCTGCTGATGGACTTTTGAAGCTCTCGATAAACCATGCCTTGGTAAAACAGGGCAGGGCGCGTCGATTGCTTCGGCTTGACCACTCGAAGTTGACCTCTGATCCGTTTAAGCCGGCAGAAAATGTCAAGGTCACGACGGCACAATATGTCGTGTTTGACATTCCTCCTGCCGGTTATACGAATACGGAGCTCATGGCTGTATGGACAGGGTTTAAGACCCTGTTCACTGCCTCTTCGGATGCGGCCATCACCAAGTTGCTTGGCGGTGAGTCGTAGCGAGCATCGGGAGACACTAGAGGACTCTCAATCGGTTACGTCGACCGGTAATCCAGCCGGTAAGCGTTATTCGATTGGGAAATTCCTGGACGTGTTTTCCGGTGGCCACGTAGATCCGGAGTACAACGAGTTTACGATCCATGTTAGGATCAGCTATAAAACGCTGACCTTCGTGGTTCTTACGCTCGTTGGCGCTCTTAGGATCTCAGACCTCATCTTTCACTAAAACCCCGGAAGGGGAATTAGTGTAAGTGAGTAGGCTTGCACATGAGAATGTGCTCACTCGGTGGTGATTAGTTGGTGTAACCTTTTCTATAGGAGGACTCACAATGTCCAGCCACCTTGGTTTCCCGGAGTTGACACCACTTGCTTTGTTACAAGTGCATGTCTTCACTAGGATTCCTTGGTGGTGTTCTGTGGAGGACGCCATAGACCTGGTTTCCAGGTGTGTGACTATCCCCGCAGAACTTGGATGTTTGTTAGTCGATCTCCATGCCACGGATAAAACTGTGGCACAATATAGAGAGTGGTTACTTGACACAGTCAGTTTTCTGTACTGTGACAACTAATCTGTGAACGACATAGGCTATGGATCTTGTTACCCCCTATACAGGAGGGCAAGTGAAAAGCCTTATGTCACTCTGGTCCTGTGTTGCAGAGGAATCTGCAACACTATGCTGCACTAGCGCCAGTAGAGACATTAATACCGTCTCTACTCGGATCGAACATGAGGGGTTATCGTTTTTAACGATAACCCTACCAAGCCTCGGAAAGTCCATCCAAAAATGGATTGACCAAGGCGAGGTCGGGATCAACTCCTCGTTCACTTGTGGACGAGGAGGAAGGCTCCCCCGATTTCTCGAGGGTTACTTCTCCCGTGTGTTCGACCGGTATAGTGGCTTGTTGCTTGATGAGCCCTGTATTGCCTCAATTCAAGCCTTACGTCAGTTGACACTGATGTTTGGCAAGATTGAGCTTCCTTGCAGTGATGTAAGGAAGCGAAAAGCAATACAGAACTATGTCAAGTGTGAGCAGGATGTCCGTGAATTCGACTCGAAGCTTAGCGAGAGAGATCTCGCTGACTTCGTCGAAATGTCGAATTTGCTGTTTGGAAGGGTCTTTACCCAGGTAGACAGGGATGTCTACTATGGAAGGATCGTTCCTAAGCATGGTCCAGGATCAACCGCTGATGGACTTTTGGGAAACCAAAAGTTTAATCAATCGGTCTGGACCACACGTCTCGATTCCATCTTTCCGATGGGCGATTATGTTCTTCCTAACTGGCGTTTTCCAGTGATTTGGAAGATCATGACATCCTCGAACCTGGTTCGGAAGTCCCTGTAAAGGTGACTCTCGTTCCTAAGACGCAAAAGACACCTCGAGTGATTGCTATGGAGCCGACCTGCATGCAATATATGCAGCAAGGTATCCTCCGCAGTTTTCTCGAGTTCTTCTATCAGGATGACTTCCTGACGAAGATCATCGGATTTAACGACCAGACTCCTAACCAGGAGCTTGCTCGTTTAGGGTCTCTTGATCAGAGAACCGCAACACTCGACATGAGTGATGCTTCCGATCGTGTGTCTAACCAGCTCGTTAGGGCGATGCTGCGTCGGTGGCCTTATTTGTTTAAGGCCGTTGACGCGACTCGTTCCCGGCGGGCCGAACTTCCCAATGGTGGAGTGATCCGCCTTGCGAAGTTTGCGTCGATGGGTTCAGCACTCTGTTTCCCCGTGGAGGCAATGGTCTTTACGACATTGATCTTCTTGGGGATCCAGAAGTCGCTCAATAAGCCACTTTGCCACCGAGATTTAACTGATTTCGGTGGTTCGGTGCGCGTCTATGGGGATGATTTAGTTGTCCCCGTGGATCACGTGCTATCCGTTGTGCAAACCCTTGAGCATTTCGGTGCTCAGGTGGGTTTGGACAAGTCTTTCTGGACTGGAAAGTTCAGAGAGTCTTGTGGCCGGGAGTTCTTTAATGGACACGATGTTAGTATAACACGTGTCCGGCAAGGGTTCCCTGCGCAACGGAGTAACGTTACGGAAGTTGAATCGGCCGTTAGTCTCCGGAACCAACTCTATATGAGTGGTTACTGGAAGACTACCGAATGGCTGGATGTTCAGCTTAAGCGGTTGCTTAAGCATTATCCAGTCGTTTTGCCGTCTTCTCCCGTATTGGGCAGGGTGAGTTTTCTGGGTTATGAAACTCAGAAACTTCACCCGTACCTTCATAGCCCCCTAGTCAGGGGCTATGTAGTGAAGGCCAGGCCACCTCGTGACCATCTCGAGGGGTATGGTGCCCTCCTCAAGTGTTTGCTTAGGTTGGATGCCGATGACTGGCTGAGGTCTAACCGACCTTGGTCCAGCATCGAGTCCGATTCTCCAAATCCGGAGGCTACAGGTTTGCCACCTGTGGTATCAAGTGAACACCTGGAGCGTTACGGACGTCCCAAGTCGTCTAGCATGAAACTTGGGTGGAGATCACCCCTATAGGGCGGTGGTCGGACCAGCCTAAACAACTGGCCTGTGGGAGAGTCCATGCATCCCATGACATCGACTAATAATCGAGTCTAAGGGATCCACCTCCGGTCCGGTCTCTGTTAGGGATCGGACGGGAGTGGACTTTTGGAGCAATGTGAATTGCTCTGGGAGAATGC